AATAATAGAGATTAGACCTGATCTAAACGGTACGACAACAAATTCAAATAGGGTGAAAATTGATAAAGGTAATAAATAATTTTTTAGATAATACGAGTTTATTTTTTATAGTAAAGAATATAAAGAAAAATGATTTTGCATGGTATTGGAACAACAACCAAAAATTTTTAGGGCATGTATTTTATAAACAAAACAAAATAGTTAGTAACAAAATATTTATTTTGCAAACTCTTGAAGATAAGCTTAAATACAAACAAGTGTATGAGTCTTATGTAAATTACATACCTCCATCAAAAAATGTTACAGAGCTTGAGTTTAATATTGATGCAGATATAGAAGGCACAACTGCGATAATTGATCTTAACACTAATGATGGATATACTAAAATAATGGGTGGGCCAAAGATTGAAGCTGTAGAGAATAGGTGTATTTTAATGGATTCTAAATTAGTTAGAAGTTACGCGACTTCGACAAACCCAGAGGGGAGATATTTTTTAAACTGTACATTTACTAAGTAAGTAGTGCATAGTATAATATAACATGCCTTTAACTAACGTAATAATACGACCTGGATTTAACAAACAAGTCACAGAAACTGGAGCTGAGGGTCAGTGGATTGATGGTGACAATGTAAGATTTAGATATGGCCTACCAGAAAAAATTGGTGGTTGGGAACAAATAACTAGTAGTTCTTTGGTAGGAGCTGCAAGAGCTCAACACGTTTGGGCAGACCTAGACGGTAGATCTTATGCTGCAATTGGAACACACAAAGCATTATTTGTTTATTATAGCGGAAGCTTTTATGACATCACTCCACTAGATACAGCTATAACAGGGGCAACTTTTACAATATCAAGCACAAGTGCACCACAAACAATCACAGTAAATAAGGCTGCTCATGGATTAGTGGCAGGAGATTTGTTTACCTTCACATCCGTGACTGTCCCCACTGGGTCTGGTTATGGTACCTCAGTATTTACAAATGATGCTTTTGAAGTGCTTACATCCACCACTGACACATTTACTATACAAGTTTCATCTGCCGCATCAGGAACGACAACGGGCACCGGATCAGCGACAATCAATCCGTATGCAAACTTTGGACCTTTAACACAAACCTTTGGATTTGGTTATGGAACTGGATTATGGGGAGGAACTATATCTGGAGCAATCACTACTACTTTGAACGGAGCTTTAGCTGACGACTCAAACGGTAATGGAGGATCCGCCACAAACATAACTTTAGCTTCTACCACAGGCTTACCAACATCAGGAAAAGTTTTAGTAGGAGCTGAGCTTATAACTTACAGCGGCATATCAAGTAACGATTTGACTGGTATTGTTAGAGGCGCATTGGGATCGACTAGATCCTCACACTCTAACGGAGCAACTGTCACAAACGCTACAGATTTTATTGGATGGGGCGATGCCACTACAACGTCAACAGTTGTTTTAGATCCTGCTTCTTGGTCATTAGACAATTTTGGAGAACAACTCATAGCTACCGCAAAAAATGGTAAAACTTTTTCTTGGAACCCAATACACGCAGACGTTAATGCTTTATTAACTAGGGCGGTGTTGGTTACTGGAGCTCCAACTGCGAGTGTAATGTCAATAGTATCTGAAAGAGACAGACACTTAATTATACTAGGAACAGAAACAACTATTGGAGATACATCTACACAAGATAAAATGTTTATAAGATTTTCTGACCAAGAAAACAAAAGTGATTATACACCTACTTCAATAAACACTGCGGGAACTTTTAGGTTAGACTCTGGCACTAAAATTGTTGGAGCTGCAAAAGCTAAAGATTACATTTTAATTGTTACAGATACTTCTGCATACGTCATGCAATTTGTAGGGCCACCTTTTACTTTTTCTATTAGACAAGTGGGATCTAATTGTGGAGCTATAGGCCAACACTCAATTAGGTATATAGATGGTAAGGTTTATTGGATGGGTCAATCAGGTGGATTTTTTGTTTACGATGGTACTGTTAAATCATTACCATGTTTAGTTGAGGATTTTGTATTTACAAGTGACGGTGATAATTTAGGAATCAATTATGCCTCTGGAGAGATAGTTTACGCAGGCAGTAATAATCTTTATTCAGAAATAAATTGGTTTTATCCAAAAAATGGCAGCACAAATATTGATCGTATTGTAACTTATAATTACTCAGAAAACACCTGGACGACTGGAACATTAGCAAGAACAACTTATTATGATGCAACTTTATTTGAGTTACCTTATGCTACAGAATTTAGCACCACAGGAACACCAAACTTTCCTACCATAAACGGAGTTACAAGTATCAATGGATCAACTATTTACTACGCTCACGAAAAAGGCACAAATGATGTTTTAGCATCTGGAACTTCAACAGCCATAACATCATTTATTCAATCAGGAGATTTTGATTTAGATGTTGAGGGGAATGGTCAATTTTTTATGAGCATGAGGAGATTTGTCCCTGATTTTAAATTATTGACTGGTGATGCAAAAATTTCAATTTTGTTAAAAGACTTTCCTGTAGATAATGAGACATCCTCACCTTTAGGTCCATTTACTATAAACAGCACAACAACAAAAGTTGATACTCGTGCGAGAGCAAGGTTTGCAAGTCTAAAGGTTGAAAACACTTCTACTAATCAAGCTTGGAGATATGGAACATTCAGGGCTGATACTCAGCCAGATGGTATGAGGTAGTGAAAGACATAATAAGGCATTTTGAAAAGGGTATAATTAAAAATGTTACATTTGTTCAAGGGCGTATAAAAGAAGTAAACACTGATTATTTTATAAATAGAATTGAAGAAGGCATAGCACAAAACGATAATTTAAATGGTCAAACTAATGTCAAAGGCAAAATGACAAGTTTTAAATTTTTTAACAATGATAAAGAATTTCACGGTATTTTAAATTACTTACGAGAAGATTTACCTATGGTTGTGCAAAAATGCACTTTAGAAGACGCATGGGGTATAAAGTGTGAAAAAGGTGATTGGACTAAACCACATGAACATAATACGATGTGGTCTGGCATAGTATATTTAAACGATAACGAAACTCCGTTGTGTTTTCCTGAATTAAATTTAGAAGTAAAACCACGTAAAAATGAATATTTCTTTTTCAATGGTATAATACAGCATGGCACCTCACCTTTGAAAGATGGGCCAAAATATGCTATACCTTTTAATTTAATTGAAGTTAAAGAATGGGACAAATAAATGGATCAAGACCTTAACAATTTTCTAAATAACCCAGAGCTAGTAGGTAGATTTGGTAGTTATGACAATTACCTCAATTACTTAAATCAAGGAATACAGCCCATGTACCCTGATAGTTCTAAAGATATAGTTAAAAATAGAATAACACAAAAAAATAAATCTTTTGGTCTTAAAGATTTATTGTCTTACTTACCTATGGGAGAAAGATCTTTGTCGGGTGCGTTTACTAGGGCTATTTTACCAAAACGAGATCCAGTAATTGATCAATCAAGAGATTATTTTGCAGGTGTCTATGGCTTAGATGATATTGGCAGAATAGCAGGTGACGATATCATGGCGGGTTATGCGCCCATAAGTGGTGGTTTACTGTATAATATTACAAAAGGTAAATTTGGTGATCCTACCAATGTGGGTTTAGAGGATGCATACCAAAAAAGAATTGATACAATAACTAATGTTGGAATACCAAGATTATTAAGAAGTGGAAAAGATCCAAAAAATTTAATTGAAAGAAGAAAAATATTAGAACAAAGAATGGCACAAGATAACGCTAAGTTACAATCCATTAGATTAGCAAACGCAGATCCTTTAAAACTTGCAACTATAAGTGCATTCAGATCTGGTGCTATGGATACAGTATCTGGTTTACCAACTCCTCCAGTAACTAATATACCTACACAAACTCAAACAGGCGGAGGAGGACAACCAAATAATACCATGGGAATGAAAGACACTTCTGCAGCGACTGCTGCTAGAGACAAAATGATGGGCGCACAAGGTAAATTATCAGGTCCACCAAGATCAGTTAGATTTAAATAATGGCAAAAATAAATATTTTTATTCCTGAACCACAAAATCAATACATGGTGTCTAATCAAAGACAAATTGTTGAGGCTTTAGATACCTTAAAAAATCAACTTAACTTCTCTTTTCAATTTGATTTAAAAGAAGAACAAGATAGTTTTAACTGGTTCTTGTCATGACAATTCAATATAAAAACGCTGGAATTAATTTATCCACCACAGACACTACTTCAGTTTTGACAGCACCCTCTAATGCTGTACTTTTAGTTAAACAAATACAAATAAACAATGGATCAACAGGAGCAGTAAATTTAAGCGTGCAAGTTACAGATACTTCTGCTTCTTTAACTTTTAGAATATTTAATGAGGCAGTCTCGGCTAGTTCAACTATAAATCTAATTGATAAAACTTTAGTCCTAGAGGCAAGTGATATTTTAAAATTTACTGCTGGGACAGCTGATGAAATACAAGGAATTATATCATACGCACAGTTAGATAGATCACAACAAAATGGCTAGAAAATTTAAAGCATATGTTGAAAGACCTAAACCAAGAAAGAGGCCTAGAAGACATAAGAAAAAACTTTCAAAAAATGAAAAAAGAGATTATAAGAAATACAATCGACAAGGGAGATAATTATGAGTGAATTACCTAGAATACCTGCAGAGGCAAAAGAAATTGTTAAAAATAAACGCACAGGTAAAGTTTATGCTGACAAAGCTGAGTTTGATGCTGATGTAGCAGATCCAAATACAGATACAACTAATGATGATTTTAGACAGGATCTTGAGATTACAGTTGCAAAACTGACACTCTTTGGTAAAACCAAAGAATGAATCCAAGAGGTGGTACAGAGTTACAATTAGAACAACTATATAAACATTGTGATAATAAAATACTTGATAAATTTCAAATCTGCACCTCAATACCTGGCAAAGTACCATTAGATCCAAACAAAATAAATTTACTGTGGCAGAAAAATTCTTACGATCAAGGCAATCTACAAGAGTTTTTTAGTAATAGATCTAGACACAGTGAATATGATTGGTATGTTTTCAATTCACACTGGTGCTACGAAAAGTTTAGATACTTTTTTAAAATTCCACAAAACAAATCAATGGTAATTAAAAATGGATGTACAAATTTTCCTGTAAGAAAAGCTTTTACAAAAGGCCAACCTATAAGAATATTATATAACTCAACCCCATGGCGAGGTCTCAATGTAATGTTAGGAGCTATGCAGTACGTAAAAACAAAAAACGTAATGCTAGATGTTTACTCAAGCACTCAAATATACGGAGATGAATTTAAAAAATATGAAGACGATAAGTATAAACATTTATATGAGCAGGCGAAGCAATTAAAAAATGTAAACTATATTGGATATAAACCGCATGAAGAATTGCTAAAAAATATTAATAACTACGACATCTGGTGTCATCCTAGTATTTGGGAAGAAACTTTTTGTATTGGTGCAGTAGAAGCAATGGCAGCAGGACTATACATGATTACTACAAACTATGGTGCTTTGTATGAGACGTGCGCAGAGTGGCCTGTATATATTAATTTTACTCAAGACTACAAACTCTTAGCTCAATCATTTGCTCATGCAATTGACGTTTGTTGTTCACAATTGGGCGAGGGATACATAGAAGAACATCTGGACGCTCAACAAGACTATGCAAAAAGATTTTATGATTGGAAAAAAAAGGGTATGGAATGGGAGATGTTTTTAAAAGGAGTTTTAAATGGACAATCTAATAAATCTTAATCCACAAAATTTAAAAGACGGAGATACTACAGAGATTATTTGGAAAGATAAACCAAAAGAAGAACCTGTAGTGAGCAACAAACCTAAAGTATTTCTAGCTACCCCATGTCATTCAGAAGTATCTATGCACTATGTTCAAGGATTGATTGGTATGAGCAAACTTTGTTTTGAGAAAAAGGTAGCCATAGAATATTGTTTAATAAAATCATCTCTAGTCACACAGGGTAGAAATCTTTGTGTATCTTCATTTTTAGAATCAGATTGTACTCACCTTTTATTTGTTGATTCAGATATACACTTTAATGCTGCTACAATATTTAAAATGATAGATTCTGATAGAGAAGTTATATCTATACCTTATCCGCTTAAAGCTTTCTTATGGGAAAAAGGTTTTCAAGAAATGAAAGATGGTATTGTAAAAGATCCAAAGAGATTGAGTCAATCTTTTAACTCTTATCCTATGAAGGTACCTGACGATAAAGATATTATGGTGAAAGAAGGAGTTATTGAAGTTACTCATAGCCCAACTGGTTGCATGTTAATTAAAAGGTCAGTGATAGAGAAACTTATAAAAGCTTATCCAGAGAGAGAAATTAGACAAAACACAGTTATAAATAGTAAGGTAGTGCCAAAGAAGCATATGTGGAATTTTTTTGACACTTTACATGACCCAATAGAAAAGACCTACTTAGGAGAAGATTTTGCCTTTTGTAAGCTTTGGAAAGATCTTGGAGGCAAATGTTATGCCTATGTATTAGATGAAATAACTCATGTTGGAGAACATCAATATACTGGTAGGTTTGTCGATGAGTTGATATTGAACAAGTAAAATGGTAATATTTATCATTTAGATCTAAAAGGAGAATTTTTTAATGCTTAACCTAATACCTTATGCTTTGGCTGCTTATGGTGGATATCAAGGGTACAGATCTGCGAAAGAATCAGGAGCTTCTGGATTAGGAAGATTATTTGGTGCAGGTCTTGGTGCTTATGGTGGATACAATTTAGGCACTATGGTTCCAGGTGTACAGGCATCTATTGGAACAGCAGGTGGTTTTAAACCATTCAGACAAACTGATTTTGCACGAGGGATCGGACTCGGTGCACCAGTGCCTCCTGTACCAATCGCACCAGGAAGTGACAAATTTTTAGCTGCACAAAGAAAAGGAGGAACGCCAACAAAAGATGATAGAGGAATTTTCGAGTTACTTACACAAAAAAAAGATGGCAGTGGATATGATCCTGTAAAAATAGCTGCACTTGCAGGCGGTGTGCCATTTGCAATGGGCGCATTTGATCAAGCTCCTGCTGATATTTATATGCCAGGATACAATATGAGTTATCTTGAGCTTGCAAAACAAAGAGGTAATTTCAAATACATAGACCCGGAAACCGGACAAGAGAAAGAGTATGATTCAGTTTATAAACCTGAGGAACAAGGTATAGGTCAAAGAAGATTAGGCCCATACTCACTTGATGTGCAAAGATTAAATACAGGCGGTATTGCAGAAATTAAAAATTATAATGAAGGTGGTGTAAATTATTTACCATCTAAACTTTCACATGATGAAAATGATTCAACTAACTATGTAAGAGCAAGTGGTTATGTTGAAGATGGATCAGGAGCAGGAGATAAGGACGAGGATACAATGTTAGCTCAATTAGCAGACGGAGAGTTTGTGACAAGAGCAGATGGCGTATTAGGTGCTGGAATCATAGCTGGAGCAAATCCAAATAGCTTTAAAGATATGAGAGAAAAAGGTGCCCAATACTTTTATGAACAACAAAAAAGATACAAGCGTGTCTTTGATTTACTAAAGGAAAGTAATGGCGACAGTAAGCAAAAAGAAAATTAAACCACTTGTAAACGTATTACCAATAGAACCAAAAGATATAGAGAGGTTTTGGCCTTTGTGTGAGTTTATGGTTGCTGAAGCATTAGCCTTTTCTGGAAAATATGCTGATCCTGAGTTTATATTTCGTGAATTAAAAAAAGACGTTATGCAGTGTTGGATAATGTTTGGCTCTGACGAAACTGAAGAAAATAAAGTTTTTGGGGTAGCTATTGGAAGAATTGCAGAATTACCAAACTTTAGTCAGTATGAAATAATTATATGCACTGGAAAAAGAAGAGAGTTTTGGGAGAACCAATTGGTAAAAGAAATAACTGAATTTGCAAAACACAACAAATGCAAAAGGTTGAGTATTATGGCAAGACCTGGTTGGGAGAGAATATCAAAACAATGGGGTTGGAAAAAGAAACACGTTCAATTAGAGGCATGGTTATAATATGAGTTTTTTTGGATTTGGCAGATCAAGTGCACCAAGCACACCATCGACTCAGACATCAATTGTCAGAGAAGCTCCTGGTATAGAGGAAAGAAAAATAGAATTAATGGATATAGCGAGACAAGTCGCTCAAGATCCAATAACTTTACCAAAAATACAAGTTGCACCTTTTTCTCAATTAGAGCAACAAGGATTGACTCAGGCGGGAACAACTGGTGTAGGACAAGCTGCAACTTCTGCAGGAATAGGATCTATAATTGGAGCTCAACAAGCAGCAGCTGCTGGACCGAATATTTCACAATTTTTTAATCCTTATCAAAGTTATGTAACTGATGAAATTTTAAGACAGGGTGCAGGTATGCAGAATCAACTAGCTGCTAACGCAATACAACAGGGTGCCTTTGGCGGTGGTAGAGAAGGTGTTCAACAAGCAGAGTTACAAAATAGAATCTTAGAGTCTGTAGGAAGATCAAGAGCACAAGGATTTGGAACTGCACTTGGCGCAGCTCAAAGACAACAAGGACTTGAAGTTCAAACAGGATTATCGTCTGGTCAACAATTAGGCGCAGCTGGGATGCAGCAACAACAAATGGCTCAGCAAGATATTAATCAATTGATGGGCGCAGGTGGTGTTCAAAGGCAACTTGCTCAAGCAACTTTAGATGCTCAAAGACAGTCTACTTTACAACAACAATATGAGCCTTATCAAAGAGCAGAATTTTTAGCAAATCTTTACGCTGCTGGGCCTAAATCACAATCAGGTGTAACTGTAGGCACAACGCCAACAACGAGTCCACTTGCACAAGCAGTTGGAACAGGAATAGGAGCATTCGCAGCTTATCAAGGAATGAACGCATAGGAGATTAAAATGAACAAAGTTTTAAATAGACCTATGTTTAGAAGAGAGGCTTTACGTAAAGGTCATTTAAAACCAATCAAAGCTAACACTGGGTTATTTGCTGGGGGCCAAATAGGACCACCTGCAGTGTCTATGAAAAGACCTGGAGGAGGACCAATAATACCTTCTGGTACAGTGGGACCTTTTCCTAAAATATTTGCATACAATCCTAGAGAGGGATCATATTTAACTCAATACGGAGCGAATCAATTAAGAAGATTTCCAGGAAGGTTTGCAGCTCCACTTATGATGTATGGTACAATGGAGGCAGCAGGCGTGCCTACACCAGTAACAAGTGGCGTTTTAGGTGCTGAACTTACTGGCTTAGCTGCAGGTTTATTTGGAAAAAGAGGTAGATTTGTTTCAAGAATTTTAACTTCACCATCTAGATTAGCTATTTCAAACCCTGCTTTAGCAGCAACGGGTTTAGCTACTGTAAGCACAGGTAGAGGTTTTTATGATATGAAAAAAGAAAAAGAATTAGTCAGAGAGTATGCTAAAGCAAATAACATAGATCCAGAAAGAGCTATAAATATTTATGAAAGAGATAGAGCAGGTGAGGGCGAAAGAAGTTTTAAAGATTTTACTTTTTCTGATATAGCAAAAAATATTAATTTGTTACTGTCACAAAGTCCATCAAGAGTAAGAGAATTGGTTAAACCCCCTAGCACAGATGCTAAAGGATCACCAAGCGAACAATCAGAAGCTATGATAGCAAATGATATAAGAGCATACACTCAATATGTTGGTAAGGGCGGAGCAAGAGTTTATCAAGATATAGACTCATTAGTCAAAAATGTTAAGAAATTAGACGCTGCACAGTTGGCTGAAGACAGTGAGTTTAGAGGCCCTGATGATCAAATGATATTTGATTCTCAAGCTACTCAAACTGAAAAAGATTTAGTAGTTGCACAAAATGACCTAACAGCAAAAATTATGTTTGAGACTGGTGAACAAAATGTTGCTAAAGCAGCTAACATTGCAAAAGCAGTTTTAAATGGTGAGATTGAAGCAAATGATGTTAAGAAAGTTGCAGTAAATGATGATATGTATGCAAAGGTTTCAAACGTTTCAGGTGATGCAACTCATCCAAATGAAGTAAAAAAATCAAGTTTAGGTGCTAAAGGTGCTGATGATTCAGCTATTGTAACATTAGATGGTTCAGGTAAACCTACTGTTACAAAGAAAAATAATTCTGGAGATCCAGATATTGATGCTGGAAAAGATATTGCTTCAGAATATAATTTTGATTTAAAAGATTTAGATCCTAGAAAAACAGCAACAGATCCTAAATTGGTTTTCTTAACAAAACTTGCAGCTGGTTTACTCTCTGGAAAAACTATGGAGGGTGGTTTCAAAGGTTTTGCAGAAATCCTTGGTACAGCACTTGGTCCTGCAGTTGATGCATCTATTTTAGTCAAAATGAAAAACGATGAAAACTTCAGAGACTTTGCAACTATGGTCATCGATTTTAACAAAGAAAAATTAAAAGAAGATAACGATGTACTAGGTTCTGGTAAATTTTTCACTGGATCAATTGAGATAGATGGTGAATTTATTGAAGGTTTCCAAGATAAAGAAACAGGAGTTGTATACACAAGACAAGGTGGACAAGTATATACAATTTCTCCTGAGCAAGGTCAATTCTACAAACAACAAGACAGTACGAAGTACATGGACAATATTAAACTTGTAGCAGATGGAGCTTTATCAGAAAAAATTATTAAAGAACAAATTGCATTATTAAGATCTCCTGGTGGAAGAACAGCTTCTGGTGCTTCAGGAATAATTCTAAAAACTGTTGAGACTTTTGGTAACCTACCAGGTGAAATTATTGATGGATTTAGAGGTGGTATATCACAAGACTTTAGTCAAACAGGTGTAACAGAGGAGTTTTCTAAAAGAACAAATAAAGCTTTACAGGCCTTAGAGAAAAAATTACAAAAAACAATTGATGATGAGATAGAGGCTGCACAAAAAGCTGGTCAATCAGATACTGCATCTCAAACTTTAGGTAAGTTACAAGTAAATGCAAGAATGTTGACGTACACACTTGCTAATTCTCTAAAAGAAAAAGACAGATTAACAAACAGAGACTTACAATTAATTGAAGAATTAACAAAAACTCTTGGTTTAGAACCAGATGAAAAAATTATACAAAGATATGAAGAACTATTGAAAAGAGTTCAACAAAAACAAAAATTAAGATTAAATAAATTTTACACAATGGGTAACACGTATAGAGATGTACAAGGTATACTTAAAAATCTTGGAACAGAAGCAATCGTAGAGTCTACTACACCAGAAATATTTACAACAGAAAATGCTTTTGAGGCTTTGGGAATTAACTAATGGCTAAAGAATTAACAGACAAACAAAAAGATTTTGTAAACAAAGTAGAGCAAAGTATTAAAGATAATACTTTTGCACCTGAAAATTTAAATGCTTTACAATTACGATCGATAGATAAACTTATCCAAGAAGGAATAATAAAATCTAAACCTTTAAAGGCAATAATTGAAGAAAGAGGTAAAGCAAGAAGTGATTTAGCAAAAAGAGATACAGTTGCTAAAGATCCAATAGCAGCAGCATTTGGTTATGATGAATCAAGATTACCAGGTGGAGATTTTTTATTATCAGGGAGAAGCTCAGCAGTGCTTGCAGGAGACTTAGGTGCATCATTAATAGCAGCAAATTATTTTCAAAACAATATTGCAAATTCTTACAAAGCAGCTGCAGCTGCAGCAGGTCAACAGGGTTTTGGGGAATCAATAGCGTTAACACGTAATAAAAAAATGTTTTTTGAAAATTTAGCAAGTAAGCTTCCTGCAAGATATAAATTTTTGGGTGGTGCATTAAGATTTGCCGGAAGAGCTTTTGATATACCACAAAGAATTGCAAAAAGCCCATTAGGCAGAGCAGAATTAGGAGTAGCTACCGCTGGTACATTAGGTGCTGGTGTAGGTTCTGCTGCTTACGATATTGCTAATCAAGTTTTGGGACCACAAATAATAAATGGCATGCTTGAAGATTTAGGAGATATGCCTAAGAAAAAATTAGAAGATTTAAATATTTTAGACAGAGCTATAGTTGAAGCTAAGAATGCATCTTTATATAATTTTGGTGCAGCAGCTCTTACACCTTTGTTGATGGCATCAGGTGGTATATTAAATAAATTATTTGGGACTACAGGTCAATATCAGAAAGATATAGCGAGATTTGCAAGAGATAATGGATTTGAAATTCCTTTACTTGCAGCAATGAGAGATGGTCCTTTATCTGGACTTGGTCAAAGTTATTTTAAAACTATTGGTGTGTTTCCTTACATATCTAGAATTATGGATAGAAGAATGTTATCTGCAGAAAAGAAATTTGCAGACGGTTACATTGATACTAACATAGCTACGATTGCACCTATTTATCATCATTCATTTTTATCACAACAAATTTATGATCAAGCAGCTGCAACATTTAGAAAAAATGCAGGAGCTATAGATGATGCGTATCAAGAATTTTTTGCTTTAAATACAATAGCTGGAGACCCTGCTTTACTTAAATTAGAAAATACCATGAAAGCAGCTGATAAATTTTTAGCACAAAATTCTGCTATGTATCCAAACGTAGCAAAAGCGTATCAACAGGGCTTAACTATGGGCGGTAGAGAGACTTTTAATATAAAAGGTGTTGAAGACTTAATGTTAGGACAAGATCCTTTAGCTCAATTTATGGGTTTTATGGCTGGTGTTGGAAGAAGTGGGCCGATCTCTTTCGGACAATATAAAGGAGTCACCATGATGTTGAATAGAGCTCTAGAACAAACAAACTATCAAACAGTAAACAAAACTGTAGCAGAGATTAGATCTGCATTAGAAAGAGATGCACATGGATTTTTAAAAAATTTAAATACAACAGAGCTTTTAAAAAACAAAGACATTCAAACTAACCTTATAAGTTTAGGCG